GCACCCCCGTCAGTCAATACTGAACCCGTCACCCAAGGTGTTGAGTTTTCGTGGTCTCTATATTGATAACTTACTCCGTCTTGTGTTACTGGATTGTGGTCAAGTTTTCCTGTTCCTTGTTTCCAAGCACTACCACTAACCATATAAACAAATACATTTTGTTCTGCTTCAACTTCATCTGAAGTCGCATCAAATAAATTTAAATAATATTTTGCAGTTGCTGGTATTTTACCATTTTGTATTGATTGGGAAATATAAGAATAATCAAAGTCAATTAATATTCTTGATATGTTTTGAACCGTTCCATTTTCTGCAACTTCTTTGTTTATTTCTAATATTTCATCTAAACCGGTGTTTCTTGATGATGTAGTTGCACCTGAATATATGGTAGCGTCTCTTTTGTTAAATTCAAAATAATGCATTATCTATCTCCTACTACTCTACCCTCAATATCTACATTAGGATATTTGACCTCAAATATACTTGGGTCTAATGAAGGATATAAAATTCCATCTCTAACCGAAGAATCTGTATCGTATATGTTTCCACTATAACCCTCAGATACTTTATGTTTATTTTCAATCACCACAATATTCTTATTAGGATTATTGTCTTGTGGTGGAACTACCGTAACGACACCCTCAACCAAACCAACTACATAAGCTATATCACTTAGTATGATTGGTTGATTGATTTGCCATTTTTTAATTTCAAAATGTTTCTTAACTGCCTGTATTGCGTTGAACAATACTTCATTTTTGTTATATCCTCTTTTTACTGTGATTGCAAATCTAACACCCACATTAATAATATAAGCGTCTTTTAAATTTATTGCGTCAGTCAATACTCTATATTGTGAAAGATATGTTTTTAAATTTTGTTTTACTGCAGTGTTTAGTCTTGTTAATCTATTGTCAGCAGTGTATCCTAACAAATACATATTTAGTGCCAATGGATTTGGTATTACATCTACTGATTTAATTCTACGAACTTGTCCGTCAACTATTTCTAATTGTCCTTCTTGTTCTAATTGTTCATCTTGAACAATAAATGCTTTTGCAATATTACCATACTTTTGTGGTAAAGAGTAAACTCTTGTAATGTAGTCTGCTCTTGTAACTGCTCTGTTTTGTGCATTGAAGAAAGCTGATGCGTTTAGTTTTACCTCATCAAGAGTTTCTTCACTGGCTCCACCTGTCGCTCTTTCTAAATTAGTTACGGTCAAACTGGCTTCTGCGTTTGAAGAAAGTGTGGAATCAACACCCTCAGTAGAGTTTGTATAATTTTTTTCTAAAATTCTATTAACACTATTTACTGGAACATTGTGTTCTACAGCCCCACCAAAAATATATTCGACGGTAAGTGTAGTATTACTTGGTGCTAAACCAAAGGTTCTTGTTTTTAAAAAGTTAGCTGGGTCATATGATTCGTCTAATCTTGACACACCAAAACCCAATGATGAACCAACATTGTCTGGACTTGGTATTAACTCTTCGTCTGGATTAGAACTAATACCAGAACCAAATTTTATTTCCATACGATTATCTTCATTTATTCTTGTTGTAAATCTTCTTGAAGTTTTAATAAGTTTTAATAAATAAGGAGCATCATTTTTATAAGTTGATAAACTTGGGTCATTTAAGTTAGTATTTTCCTCAGCTTCAAAAACTGTATCTTGTGCTAAGAAAGGAACCTCATACCATTCATTATTATTACTATCAGTTATAGAAATAATTTCAGTAACATTTTTATCTCCTAAAAATACACTATCAAATGATTTAGCATTTCCAAAAGTAAATGTTTGTGTTTTTCTAACACCAGATTTAGCTAATGCAGTTTTAGTTAATCTATAACTTGTAGGTATGTTGCCTGATGCAGGAGCTAATGATGTTACATCCATTGGGTCCAATGAACTTGATACTTTGAAATCTACATCATCTAATAAAGTAAATTCTACATTGGTGTTTGAAAGAAATCTACTATTTGCTTGAAGTTTTCCTGCTATATCTAAGTTTGGTGCATATACACCACCACCTAATGATTTTGCTGGAACATCAAGAGTTAGTGAAAGTTTTACGGTAGAAGGACAAGCCAGTTTAGGTTTATATCCTAATGATTGTGCAATCTCAAATACATTTTTCTTTTCTTCTGCTTGATTAAGTAATGTTTCTCTAAATTGATTATCTACATAATAATTTAATACATCACCAACATACGCAGCCATTTCAACAAACATCATACCTGGTGATGCTTCGTTGAAGTCATTGTATTGACTTGGGAAATATGATTTAGCAAACTCTATAAGATTAGCTCTTATGTCTGAGAAATCTCTTCCAAGATAATTTACTTCTTTCTTAATTACTTTTTTATTTGTTCCGTAGTCTACTTCTTTTAAGTTAGTTGTAGGCATTCTTATTCTCCAATGTTAAATTGTAAATCTAAAGAGTCTAACGAATTAGGTTCTAATTTAGTAGAGTATTCTATTGATATAGAAATACTATTAAAATTAACTTCATCTTTAACGACAAACACATTATTTATTTCAATGTATGGTAATTGTCTTGAAACAGCTTCTCTGATTGTTTCCTCAATAGAATCTGCAGATATATCATCAAAGTTTACAAACAAAAATGATTTTAAATCTGAACCAAATGTTGGTTGCATTACTCTCTCACCTGGTGTAGTGAGCAAAAGATTTCTTAAATTAGATTTTGATTGTTCTTGAATTGTTTTAGATTGAAAGAAAAATCCATTTAATCCATAGGATAATGGAAATTTAATTCCAACATATACATCTTTATTTCTGTCTGTTTCTCTTACCGTTGCCATTATGGTCTAAATCCACCTTCGCCTTTTTTCTTTTTATCCATCGCTTTCATCAATCCAGAATAGTCACGAGTCAATGCATTTTGCACATCTTCAGGAACCGCGTCTACTGAAACACCAGCTTTCTTGATTGAATCAACTGCTGCCATTTCTCTTGCTTTTTCTTTATTCTGTCCACGACCTAAATCACCATAACCTAATACATCTGCCATATTATCACTTCCTAATACTCCACCGCCCAATGTTGGATATTCGTCTTCCATTGGAGCTCCTAATGGTTTGGTGTTATTCAATACTTCATTTAACGCTGTGTTTTTTGAATATTGTTTTTTAGGCTTTTTGATAACCTTTTTAGGTTTGGGTTTAGAAATCGTTTCTGATAAACTGATTTCTTTATCTTCATTAATAAATATCTCGCTCAGTTGTTTTTTGACTTCTTTACGGACAACTAATTCGATTATATTTCTTAATTTATTTTTGTTCATCATTACTCCTTGTTATTATAAATTCTTTTGTGCTTCATTACTGGCTATAGCTACTTCTGAAAGACCTTCAGCTGCACTTGCAAGTGCACCTTTTTCATCAACTTCTATTTCTTGTTTTACAACTGAGTTTCTAAATCCATTAGCTAAACCACCCTGTAATCTTTGTTTAAATTTTTCTGCTTTATCATTCCACCTTTCACGAAGAGTTGGTTGGTCTCCTAAAGGTGCTTCCGAAATAGCTTGATGTTCTCTCCTCAATTCAAAAATTCCTTTTTGTAATTCTGGTCCACTTTCTACATTGTCTATGTTTCCACCACCAGCTATAAAGTCATTGACTTGAATTTCCATTTCAACAAAGTCATCAATTGTTAATGCTTCTAAACTTGAGTAAACTAAATTTTCAAAGTATGCTGCAGGATTTTCTGCAATTGCTTTAAATTCTTCAAATTTTGCTTTAGCGACTTCGAACTCTTGTTTCTTCTGTTTGACATCTTCAACAAGGTCTTCCAAATTACTTAACTTTCCTATTACATCTGCCATACCTGGAATAGGACTGAAAGCTTCTTTTAATTCGTCCATCGTATATGTTTTCCAATTGTCAAAATCTAACCATTTTAAACCAATGATAAGTTTGTTTTGTTCTAATGCTGTTTTTGCATTTCTTATATCATCTCTAATATTTTTAAACCAAGCTGGATTTACTACTGACCTTGTTCCTGGTATAGCTGCTGGAATAAGACTATTTAGTTTTTGAATATAATTTAAAATATTTTGTCGGTGTTCAAGAGCTAACTTTCTACCTCTTTCAACAATTCCGTCCGGTAGTAATACAACATCACCAGAACTTAATTCTTCTTTCAAACGATAAGCGGTTTTAACTTGTTGAGAAAGAGATTTTGTAGTAATGTTTACTTGTTCATCATTTCTTATTTGAACTCTTTTTCCTTTAATATGAATATTCCCTTCTGAGAAAATAGCTATATCGTCTGACTTAGAATACAATACTATTCTATCTGACTTCATAAATATTGATGGTCCTGCAAACTTACTAACAAATTCTGCTCTATCTTTCATTGAATACAATAAGTCTCGAGATTTATTCATTGTTCCACCAATCTCTTGAATTCTTTCACTATACATTGGTTGTTCATTTGTTGTAAGATGAATAATACTATTTGATTCTGGTGTAGTAGTTCTATGTGCTCCAATGAGAACATTACCAGATTCGTCTCTCTTGTATAGCCTTCTTTCCCCAACACTCCCTCTATGTCTTTTTATTGATTGGTTAGATGATAGTTGTATATAATTATTATGTCTACCTTGTATTATAGTATCACCTGGATTTACATTAGATTGTTTATTAAATTCTGGAATCCTTTGAATAAGTGCATCTTGTCTATTAACTTTTTGAGAACCTTTGATATTATTAGAAATGTTTTTGAACTCTGTATCTGCATCTGCTAATGTTGTTCGTTTATCTAATTCACTTTCATCAATACTAATATCTTTTGTTCTTTCAGCATTATTTATATTTTGTGGTTGTGGATTTAAAGCTGAGAAATAATATCTTGAATCATTGAATTCCATACCTATAACGAGTTCACCTGGTAAAGGCATTTGTATAATGTTTGAGTTAAGTGGAATAAATGCACCACCCTCTCTACAATCATCAAGTGGTAAATTTTGTTCTGAATAAACATACCTACCGATTATCTTTCCAAATTTATTTTTGTTTTGGTCTTGAACAATTTCTAAAACTTCAACTGGTTCTAATTGATGAAAAAATTCTTTCTGAACTAAGTTCTTTAATTTTTGTCGCAGCATAGATTCATTCACTACATCATTAGATGTAGAATTATCCTCTAAGCGAATATTATTTTTTTCCTTAGTTTCTTGAGCCTTTATTCCAGCCTCGTCAAAATATGGCATTAGTTTTCCTTACTGATAGAACTTTCTATTTCGTCTTTCTTGATTTGTAACTCTTGAACATCAGACTCTATAGCATCCATAAGTTGGCTTTTTTCTGCTTCTGTTAAACCAAACTCCTCTCCACTATCTGATACTCTTTTTTCTGCTGCGGTAATTCTTTGAACGATTGTTGCTAACTTAACAAGTTGTTCGTCGTTCTTGACATTGATTTCTAAATACTCTTTTAACATAGGGATAATCTGAACGGCTGT